AAAAACATCCTAACTAATGGAAACCCTGCTGAGATCCTACAACCGTTTAAGTTTGGAAGTACAGACTCTTCTAACTATGAAACAGCTAAAGGTTTTGAAGCAATGCTGCTACAGGCAACAGGCACACTAGACTCGTCAGAGTTGGTCAAGAGCGCAGCAGGTGGGGGACAGAACAACGGTATGGGTGTGTCACTAGCTATGTCTGCTATTGTCAAGAAGAACCGTGTGGCAATGGCATCGTTTCAGGATGACTTCATCATACCGATGGTTAAGAAGGTTGCGTATCGGTACATGCAGTTTGATCCTGACCGTTACCCAATGCAAGACTTTAAGTTTACTACGTTCTCTTCTATTGGTGCTATTGCCAAAGAACACGAACAACAACAACTTATTGGTCTGATGCAGACGCTTGGACCTAACTCACCTATTGTTCCTGTGTTGCTACGCAGCATTATAGCTACATCTAGTTTGATGAACAAAGAACAACTTATGATGCAGTTAGACCAGATGTCACAACCTGATCCACAAGCTCAAGAAATGCAACAGCAACAAGCTCAACTACAGATGGGTCTAGTACAGGCTCAAGCTAATGAGTTAAATGCTAGGGCGCAAGAGTCTGCTGCTGACGCACAAGAAGCACAAGCGAGAGCGCAGAAGATTATAGCCGAAACATCATTACTAGATGACAAAGCTAAGATTGATTTGATTAGAACACTGACAGCAAACATTAACACTAAAGATAAGAATGAGTTTGACCAACGTGTTAAGACTGCAGAAGTATTACTTAAAGAAAGAGACATCGACTCTAACGAAAAAATAGTGGCGATGCAACAAAATAATTCTTGACAATAACTAAAAAGTATGCTACATTTCTTGTACAAGTAAAACCATTTAGGAGAACTCCAATTGGATAAAGAACTCCAGACCTATTATGAAGCAAGGTTCGACATGATGTCAAGTAAAGGTTACAAAGATTTACTGACAGATGTTGAAACAATGATTGAAGAAAGAAACAACTTGATGGCTACACAAAGCCTAGAGGAGTTAAACTTTCGCAAGGGACAGTTAGATGTCCTACATTGGATTAGAACTCTTAAACAACTTTCTGAAGAAGCCTGGGAGCAGCTAAACAATGAGCAGAAGGATATTTGAATTTAGGTGTGGCGAAGGTCACATTACGGAAAAATACATTGATTCTACAGAGCCTTCAGTTACATGTTCTGTGTGTCAAAGTATAGCAACTCGTATTATCTCAGCACCAACCATTATGTTAGAAGGAGTAACTGGAGATTTTCCAACTGCTGCTGACGCATGGGCTAGAAATCGAGAGCAAAAAGTAAGGCTCACCAACAAGCGCAATGAGGGTTAGCGTCTGGTGATATTTTTTAATTCCTAAAATCACAAACGTGACAGGAGACTATATGGCTAATTTTGAAGAGACGGTTGAACAAGAAGGTGAGTTTGATAACATTGAAGAAGTAGAAGAGCAACAGGAACCACAAGCAGTAGAAGAACCTGCTGTAGAGGAGAAACCTGAAGTTGTTATACCTAACAAGTATCAAGGCAAGTCTGTTGAAGACATTGTTAAGATGCACCAGGAAGCTGAGAAGCTCATTGGTAAACAAGCTCAAGAAGTTGGTGAAGTCAGAAGACTAGCTGACGAATTGTTGAAGCGAGACCTCAATCAGAAACAAGCTGTTGAACCCCCACAAGAAGAAGATCCAGAAGTCGATTATTTTTCTGATCCGGTAAAGGCTGTAAATAAAGCTGTAGAAAATCATCCTGCTATTGCAGAGGCTAGACAACAGTCTCAGTCGATGAAGCAACAACAGGTGACTCAGCGTTTAAACCAAGAGTTTCCTAACTTTAATCAGATAACGCAAGACCCTAAGTTTTTTGAATGGGTAAAAGCATCTCCAGTAAGGACAAGACTTTTTACTGAGGCGCATTCAGGTTTTGATTATGATTCTGCTGTTGAGTTAATCTCAACTTGGAACATGTTAAATCCACCCCAGCCACAAGAAACTTCTAGTCCTGAGTTAGTTACTGAGTCTAGGAAAGGAACACAAGAAAGTTTAAAAGCTGCTTCAGTTGATACAGGTTCACCTGCACCGACTTCACGAAAAACTTATCGAAGGGCTGATCTAATTAATTTACGTTTGCGTGATCCACAGCGTTACGAAGCTATGCAAGATGAAATAATGTCAGCGTATGCGGAAGGGCGCGTTAAATAAAAAGGAAATAAGAAATGGCACTAGGTACTAATAACGTCACCAAGACGACGGCAGCAAAGTTCATCCCTGAAATTTGGAGTGATGAAATCGTTGCAGCATACAAGCAAAATCTTGTAGCTGCTAACTTGTTCTCTAAGATGTCTTTTAAAGGTAAGAAAGGCGATACGCTTCATATTCCAAAGCCTACTCGTGGTGAAGCGTCTGCAAAGGCAGCATCAACTCAGGTCACACTGATTGCTGCAACTGAGAACGAGATTCAAGTTCTTATTAACAAGCACTACGAGTACTCACGTTTCATTGAGGACATCGTTGAGACACAAGCACTTAGCTCTCTACGTAAGTTCTACACTGATGACGCTGGCTACGCTTTAGCTAAACAGGTTGACACTGACTTGATTCAGCTAGGTCGAACTGCTGGTTCAGGTACTGCGTATTCTACAGCAGCCACAACGACTAATGCATTCATTGGTTCTAACGGTACTACTGTCTATAACTCTACATCATCTAACGCTGCTGCGTTGACTGATGCTGCTATTAGACGTACTATCCAACGACTTGATGATGCTGACGTACCGATGACGGACCGTATGCTGATTGTTCCACCTTCAACAAGAAACACCCTTATGGGTATTGCTCGCTTTACTGAGCAGTCTTTTGTTGGTGAGCAAGGTTCAGCTAACACAATCCGTAATGGTTTGATTGGTGATGTGTATGGCGTAAAAGTCTATGTCACAACCAATGCTGACGCAGGTGCTGGTAACTCAGGTGCTGACCGTATTTGTCTCATGGCTCACAAAGATGCTTTCTGTCTTGCCGAGCAGATGGGTGTACGTTCACAGACCCAGTACAAGCAAGAGTGGCTTGCAACATTGTTTACATCAGATATGCTTTACGGTGTAGCCGAGTTGCGTGACAGTTCTGCTGTTGCTCTAGCTGTTCCTGCTTAATTAAGTAGGTATCTCCCCAGGCTTACAAGGTCTGGGGAGTTTTATTATTGTCGTTCATCCATCAAGGACGGAAGTAGGGAAACCGAAGGAACGCATCTTTCTTTAAATAGGAGGGTGTTATGTCTTGGACAGACTACTGCCGTAAGCGTGAGATAGACAATTACAAGAAACAACAACTACTTAAACTTCGACAAAGGAAACAGTTATGTGGACTAAACCTGAATACACTGAGATGAGATTTGGTTTTGAAGTCACGATGTACATTGCAACTAAGTAAGGGCGTATAATGGCTATATATAGAGGTCCAGGAGGGTCAGGAGATGCCACAACAGACGCAGCTAATCAAGCTAGTGTAGCCACAGCTAAAGCTGCTGAAGCTACGACATCTGCTAATGCTGCTGCCTCTTCAGCCACTTCTGCTGATAACTCAGCAACAGCATCTTCAACATCTGCAAGTAATTCTGCAACATCTGCTACAGCATCTGCAAGTTCTGCCACAGCGTCTGCATCTTCTGCAACGGCTGCTGCTAGTTCTGCTACTGCTGCTGCAGCTTCTTTTGATTCTTTTGATGACAGGTACTTAGGTGCTAAATCATCTGCTCCTACTACCGATAACGATGGTAATGCGTTAGCTGAAGGAGCAATGTATTATGACACTGGTGACGATATCATCTATGTCTGGAACGGAACAACATGGCAAACCATTACAACAGGAAGTGGTGGACTACAAGCTGCTAATAACTTATCTGATGTAAATAGTGCAAGCGCATCAAGAACTAATCTTGGTTTAGCTATAGGCTCTGACGTACAAGCATTCTCATCTGTTCTTGCAGGTACTACTGCATCCTACACAACCGCTGAAGAAACTAAACTAGCTGGTATAGAAGCTAGTGCTGACGTAACAGACGCAACTAACGTAACTGCTGCTGGTGCGTTAATGGATAGTGAAGTCGCTAACTTAGCACAAGTTCATC